ACTGGTAAGGGAATAGCCGCTACAGTTGCAGGTGGAACAAAATTAGCAGGTGCAGCTGCCACAGGAATTGGTGGTGCTGCCGCTGGTGCTGCTAAACTAGGAGCGATGTCAGTAGGAACCGCGTTTGCATCCGCTCCACTCGCAGTTGCAGGTATGATCGCCGGTGCTGCTGCTATCGGTGGTGCGGCCGGTTACGGACTGAACAAACTAGGCAGTGCGATCTTCGGTGAAGATGAATTCAACGATGTTCTCCTTCTTGGTGGATTGTTAGGAACAACCACAGCAGAAGCACAATCAGGTACAGCAGCAGATACAGAATTCAATGCTTCATCTGCAAGAATATCAGCAGATACATCAGATCCGATGACCACGGCAAAGATGGCAATGAGAACAGCTCGATCAGCACTCATGCAAGGTGACTCAGAGAAAGCACTCAGGTTTGCTGCATCGGACCCAGAATTTGTTGCTGCAAATAAAGATGGTCTATATGTAAGTCTGAAAAAACTGAACAATCAAAACAAGAAGGCTGGTCTGAAGGCAATACCAGATGCGACCTTACGAGAATTTGCTGAAGGTGCAAGAGCTCTCGAACCAGTGGATTCTCCGCAAGCAAGTTCGCAACTATCTTCTGCTGGTCAGGTGGTAGCAACAGCAGGAGAAAGAATTTCTGCTGCGTCTAGATCAATGCGGGGCCGCGGTGGAAATGCCATGTCCATAGCGAAAACAAACGCTTTGGGCAAACTACCACCCGAAGCCCTTTCTTCTGGAAATTACGAACTGTCATATGATACATCAGATTTTGAATCCAGTGGTGTGGTTACTGCGAATCTAACACCGATGCAAACTGCATCAAATGGAAACGCTGTTGAACCAAGGACGACCGAGAGCGGTGGATCGACAAATGTTGTCAACGCTCCTTCCTCTGTGACCAACGTCACACAATCAACACCACCCACACCACAATCAAGTAGACCTACCCGCCCAGACCCATCAGTCGAAGCGTTCCAAGGTGCATGAAAAAAGGTCCGGGTTTTACCCCGGACCTTTCTCAATCATCTTAACTGATTATTCAATCAGTCCTCACTAGCGAGCTTCTCGAAGTAGGACATAGCGTCCTGCTCCTCGATGTCCGTCGTAGATTCTGTACTCGAAGAACTAGACTCTTCCGTCGTTCGGTTGAACTTGGGAGAGAAGTCCGAATCCTTCGGAGCAACGTCCTCTGCCGACTTCGACTCGTAGTGAGTCTCCTTCGGACTGTCACCAAGGACCGAATCCAGCTTGGTTGCCAGATCGTTGTAGTCCTTGAAGTTGGAAGCGTCGGTAAACTCGGAGAGAGCATACTGACTCTTCCAGAGAGGTTCAAGGAGAGAATCCTTGCCCTCGTACAGAGCAGAGATAGACTCAAACTCTGACTTGTCGTAGTTGGTGTAACCAGCGACCTTACGAATCTTCAACTTGAAGTTCGCACCTTCCCAGAAATCAAACGGATTGATGGGAGTTTCATCCTGAAACTCAGGCTGCATGGACTCAGTGATCTTATCAAAAATCTTCTTGCCATACTTGTAGAGGAACACCTTACCCTCATTCTGCGGGTTAGCAGGATCACTCATAACAATGATATTAGAGATGTACGACAACTTGCGCTTGCGATCCCGAGCGATGTTCTTATCATCCTCGACTCCACTGTTCCACAGTTCGTTGTTTGCTTCGCAAACAGGACACTTCTTTCCAATCGTGGTAGGACAGTTCTCAATGAACCAACCACCCTTGCCTTGGAATCCGTGTGAAAACACACGCGCCCACGGAACGTCGTCACCCTCTGCTGCGGGGAGGAATCGAATTACGGCGTAACCGTTCCCTGCCTTGTCAACTTCGGGCTTCCAAAAACGATCGTCCTTGTAGGACTCTGACTTGTTCTGGGTCTTGTTGATCTCTTCTGTAAGACGATCGACCTGACTCATCTTCTTCTTCATATCGCTGAAACTCATGATATTCTCCTTTGTATACGAGGTATGTGATTGTGTACGATGTGTACTGCGATGTGTTTATTATACAATATTTATTGGGTCTGTCAAGGGGAAAATGGAAGTTTTTGTGATCGTGGAAGAAGATTCATGGCTTCCCCTTCTGCTTGAATCTTTTCGACGATTGGTTTGTCCAAAAACTTGCCTGCTACTTGTGGTTCGATGTTAAACACTTCGCAGGATTCTATAACTGCTTCCATGTAATGACCACCGTTTTTCTTTACGATACTGATTACATGAGATGAAAATTGCTTAGGTAAGTCTTCTAGCATATCGAGAGTCCTTTCAACATATACATATTTAGAAACCTTCTGGAGAGAAAAAATGGCATTTGATTCCGATGCAAATCTAATTATTAATACTGGTACTGGAGACAACATTGGTGCTACAATAGGCACTGATTTTGTAAACGACCAACATCACCAATTATTCAAACTTGGATTCGGTCCTTCTGACGAATTCACCAGAGTTGGTGATGGACAAGACGTTAACAGTTCGCCTGTTCCGTCACGATTATACCAGAGTGGATCAGGAGAAGCAATAACTTCTACTCCATTTTCTGGCAACCACGCCATGGACGTAAACGTCCGTGGTTTGTCTGGTGCAGGAAATGTTTCGGTAAATCTAGTTGATGGTCTTAGTGGGGCAAATTCCCTACAAATTCAAGGTGCTAGTTCTGGGTATCCAATTTCAATTACAATGGATGCTCCACTTCCGATCGAAGGATCACTTACCGCCACTCTCTCCGGTTCTACGGTAGGTGTCACGAACGAAAACACAGCTGCACTCTATGTGCAACCAAAAACTGGTGTAGTTTTCCCAGTCTCTGGTTCACTGTCTGCATCAGTAGACCAAATCGGCGGAGGAACCCTTTCAGTCGAAGGGTTCACTGGAATGACTCCACTCGTTGTCACTGGTGACGTTATTGCAACACTCGCATCTGGTGGTGACTTCAACATCGCCAGTATCGTTGCAGGTGCGACTGTAGGCATCACAGCAAACAACCTAGACATTCGTGGACTGACCACGAACAGGGATTCAGTCAAAGTCAAGGGGTTTGGTGCGGGTGATTCCGTTAAGACTATTCTTGGGTTTGACAATACAGGTGCATTTACCGCACTGGGTATTTGCACTGCAAACAACTCATTAAATGTCAATATTGCTGGACTTAGTTCACTCAGTGTTACAGCAGACATTAGTTCACTTTCTGATCTAACCATAAACAACGCAAAGAGCAACGCAGTCCCGATCCAAGGATCCACTGTTGATGCTCTGCCTGTGTTTGTTTCTGGTACTGCGGGATCCGCATACCCAATCGGGATTACATGTGAAACTCCAGTTTCGGTTGATGTTGTTACACTTCCAAATGTAGCAGGATCGGTAGAAATTACCAACAGGGGACTCACTCTAGACGGTGGAACACTTGATTCAATTGTAAGTGCGGGCGTCACCAACGCTGCTGCTGGGGCACTTTATGTGCAACCAAAGGCTGGTGCTACATTCGGAGTAACTGGTGATGTTCATGCGACAATCCAAGGTATAGCAACGGGCGTTACCATTGGTATTGGTGGGAACGGTCTTGGAAGTGGTGTCACTGTAGGAATTACTGTTGGGGTCGGTGGACTTGATGTCAGAGGACTCACCGCACACAACAGCAAGGACTCTGTGAAGGTATTTGGATCAGGTGTAACTTCTGCATCCGTTGGTCAACCCGTATTCCTCATGGGTGTCTCTGCTGGTGGTAATGCAGAATCACCGGGAGACGGAACTTTCCAGCATGTAGGATCTTCTGGTGGTCACCTCCTGACCCACGTTGTCAACCCACTGAGTTTGAGTGGTAACTTGACAATCTCCAACACTTCAATTGGAATATCTTCCGTTGAATCGGGTGCAGTCATTGGTGTTACAAATGATAATGAATCTGCACTATACATCCAACTTAAGAAGGGTGCTACCCTTGCTTCCTCCGTAACAGGAGACATTGGGGTTGGGATTGGCGGAATCACCGCAGAACACCACTCAATCGGTGTTGCAGACCCAACGAGAAGAACCGTAGCAACAAATGGTGCAATCGGTACTATGCTGATGGGATTCACTGCTGGAGTCACTGTTGACTACGAAGAACCTTTCTATCAGGGAACAGTAAGAGCATTAGGTGCAACTGCTGAACTAATCAGATCAGAAATTGAGACCCTTGCTGACAATGTTGCAAGTGAATCAACACTCGGGGATGTTAAGGGTCTTCTTGGTGGAGATGAAACTGATCCATTCCTAGCATCACTGAAGGACTTCTTCAAATCAGTTCTCGCAGTAGATCCGGGATCGAACCCGAATGCAAACGTAACAACTGTACAGGCAGATATACAAAACATCGAAATGCCTGCTGTTGGATACGTTAAGACATTCGACTTAACTGGAGCGAATCCTGCACTCGATAGTTTCGTCTGCAAGAGGGGTGTTAGAATCAAGTGCGAAGACGGAACCTCGACTGGTGGTATGCGAGTCGGGTTTACATCTCCCGCAAGTGGTTCAAATGCTGACACCACAACTACACTCGGATTCCTACTCACTGTCGGAGAAGAAATCTTTATTGAAATTGATAACTTGAACAAACTGGAAGTCGCCAGATGTGGTGATGACCTTAACTTCACGGTAATCTGTACATGAGTTTGGCATCTAGATCGTCGAAGAGATCATATAGAAAAAGTTTCTACTTTGCTAGTAGGGCTGATGTTGCTGGTTTCTTTGATGAAACCGATCACATATCCATCGACAAAAGTGGAAAACAGTCTCGTACTCCACAGGTCGGGGGAGTGATGAATCTGTTTGTGAATTTTGAGCTGGAAACCCCTAGAAATACAGTGTTTTCGGGATCTGACAAAGCTTCTGAGTCTTACCTCACACTGACGATTGATAAAGTTGACCGTAATTTTACGGGTGGCAAGGCAACAGTTAAACTTTTAGATAAAAACCAAACTGGATTTGATAATTATACTTACGACATGACAAGATTTGAAGTTTCGTCGGTTGAAAAGTCAATTCCAAAGAATGTTTTCGTAGATCAACCAATTGCTTTCAATGTCAAACCGTTAATACAAGAAGCGAAGGACCGTGGATTCTCGACTGCAAACTTCGCAATAGAGTTAGAGTCGGACACTGACGGTAAAATTACCTTCTATGACAATAACCTAGAAGAGTTTGTAGTTTCTGGTAAAGCCGAAGAGAAAACAGAGGTGGTCTTCGGTGGATTTAGTGCAGATTTGCAAGTAGTGGGATCTTCTTTTAAGGTTTTACCAGAATCAAACGATGCCAATTTGTCAGATGCACTCGATAAGATAAATGATACCGAAGGTGTATCCCTTGACATTGCATCATTCACGTTCGAGAAGCAAACTGTGACTCCATCTCTGAACACAAAGAAGGATAATCAGAACGGAACATTTGGTTTTAGTGGTGGATTCGAATCTACCAACATTAAAGATGGTAATTATCAAGTAAAAGTCAATGAAATACGATTTCAGACGAATGATTCCAGTCTGACAGTCTTCGGTGGACCAAAATTAAACTTCAGATCCATAGTCTACATTGATTATGAGGGAGTTAGTGGTCCAAACCAAGGAATTAAATTAAACAGAGTAAAAACCAGTGGTGCATCAGGCGAAACACGCATAACTTTCCCAACGGGAGTTTCCGCTGCGTCTGAAACTAGAAATACAACTGGTCAGTTCTTCAAATTGAAGGACGCGACCAAAGTACCAAGGTTAACTGTATTCAAAAAAGTAAAGAGATGATGATGAAAACACCCCCGAAACGGGGGTGTTTCCACTATGCGGTCGAAAGGTAGCGAAATTCCTTTTGGCAGTTCCATGAAACACAGAAAAGTGACGCGCCTTATTGAATGGCGTAGTTCGCAGTCTGCCCGACCCAACAATATTTATAAATCAACGAATCTCTCGGGTGGATATTGGTTGATAATTGGATTCATATCATTCCACCCATACACCACCCACTGATCTCCAATCTGAAATTGATCGGGTTTTAGTAAATTAGACCACCAGATTCCGTTGCCATACTGCCTTGATCCGTCAGGTGGTTGTACTTGTGCCCTACCCGTAACATTCTGAGAATCCGTTGCAACGGATCCAATCATCTCACCATCTCGATAGACCTCAATAACCCACTTTGCGTTGGGATTTTCTGAGACCCATTCATCAACAGACATTGTATCATTATCTAAATTCACTGACTGATACCCGTACGTCGATACCGAGATGGCGGCTGGTCCTCCAGAGCCGGAGTCGTCTGCGACTCCGAAGTCTCCTTTGATTAGATCAACCGCCAACCCGCTTTTGGGACAATCCAATGTCCTCCCCTATTCGCATCACTGGGTTGTTCATTGAAAGTAAGTTTGAAGATATGATCTGCCTCGTTGAATGATCCATTGACCACTTCTACTGGAGGATCCACTGGATCCGGATCGGGACCAGCGTTTGCCTCATCAAGAGAGTCATCCGAAGATTCAGACCATTGGTTTAGCAGGATTTCTAAATCTGCGCCATCGACCAAACCACTCTGATCGAGATCATACAGAGGATTATTAGTTCCAAATGCTCCCATAACCAGCATCTGATCTTGCATATCAACCCACATATCGCTGTTAACATCTGCAAGAAGTCCTTCCGATCTGGTCATGATTTCCCAGAAAATTTGAGTGGTTAAACTCTGACCCGGATCGAGAACTTGCTCGTATACCGTAATGAGTCTTCTGGTTGATGGTTCCCAGCAAACCTCTTCAAATCCGGGAGGAATGATGGGCATGATACCTTCACTCAAAAGAATTGACTGACGGTATCGTAGTCTTCTCCTCTGTTCTGAGTTGTTGGTCCATTCGATCTCCCCATCCATAGGAAATGCACCAATCGTATCTCGCATGAATGTATCATATGATGCGATAATAGTTCTGGTATCTGTCTGAATTTCAGAGACCGTAATGAGTTTATCCGTATCGGGTACGGTCACACTCGTCATCGGCATAAGCCGAGGAGGACAGTCTAAATCATTTACTTGTCCGTGCGCTGCTACCGACAGTGATACGGCCAGTGTCGCGCTTTGATACATTTGTAATTTCATCAATTACTTCTCCTTTGTTCGTCGTTACTTTCACCCATGCTCTGCTCCAAATATAACTGCACATGACGGCCCCCGCCACAGCCCACATTGCAATTTCTCCGCCCTCTGTAATAGGCCAGTTTTTAAAGAAACCAAATTGTTCTGCGAGGGGCAACCCTCCAATGCCAATTGCTGCCCAAAATTCCGTTGACTTAACACCGGGTTTCGGTTCCGTTGTTGTAGTTGTTGTAGCCATTGTATTGTCTCCTTTTTATTCAATCAATTGACCCAATTATATTTATAAAAGAACATGTTGATAGCGTTTACGATTATTCAACAAGTTCATCGCCACTTGAGTCACCGAAGACCGGCGCAGGTGGTTCTGGTTGATCCGGACACAACTCAGGATCAATTAGTTCAAACCTAGCACGGAATCGAATTCGTACTACGTTTGGAATTTCAATTATGTTCTCGTCATCTAGCATCACGCCGTTTACTGCTTTGATTACATGCTTACCACTCATGCGAATTCGCAAGTTCATCGCAAAATTATTCTTGTCCGAATCATCGGGATCAAACGATAGTGGTGGTTCTAAATCAATAATAGCATTCTCTTCTTCCGGAAAACGAAACCGCCACAACCTATCGTCAAATTCAATATCCCGTACTGCGAATGATGGGTTCGGTCCACTGTAAACTAGACCATACTTCTTTCTACAACCAAAATACAAATCTCCACTCTGACCGAACCCGTTCTTAGTGGCCCATTGCATATCACCAAAATTTACATTCGCTTCTTGGTATAAATCCCACTCTTCGTCTGTTGAGTTTTGTCCGTACCATTCATAGGCAGTATCCCAGTCCCAATAGATATTCCCCTTGACCTGAGTCAAAGGGAATGGACACATCTGACTTCGGTGAACATAGTTGTAATATGCCCATCCGTATTGGTGGTGCTTAACAGTAAGAACACCCTCAACGTCGATGAAATTTGGATTGGATTTATCCTTCCAAGTCTCCAGTGTTGTACTGAACTTAAGTTCACCTTCGTCGGTTAAGATTTGACTTGTACATGACCTGTACCAAATTTTGTCTTCGATTTTTTCCCACTTGTCGCAGGTAAAATTATTGTAACGAGGAGGACAAACTTCCTGTGCAAAGACAGATGTAGTGAATAGAATTGGTAGTAAAGATTTAATCATCTCGCCCTGGCCCACTCACGGTCTAGACGACGAACATTCTCCTTACCCTTTGCAATAAAAAGTTCACTGTCGCACTTATGACTGTAGATCACACGAGCAATGGTCGGAGTTGAATTTCTGTCAGCGCAGTTCACGCAATACTCTGTACCGGGAACTGCTTCGAGTCGAGCTTCATGAATCGGGTTTCCACAATCAAGACAATTCATTCTTTTTCCTTTGTCGATATTGTTTCGGAGACTCCCACAAACGAACATCGCCCATGAGGTCCTTCTTGCACTTCCAGATTATACCAGACATCCCGAAGAATGCAAGAGACATTCCGTAGTAAACAGGAATAATTCCGGCGACCATTGCAATGCCCAGACAGGCATTCATAGTGGTCATAATTAAAATCATTGTATTTGCATATTGTTGTTCGAACATTTTTTGAACCTTTCTCGACCATATAATGTATACATAAAGTAATGCGATTCTCTAAGGTGTGGTATCTATCAGCCTTTTTGCTATGCACCGTCCTCTGGAGTTGTGTTTCCACTCCTGCGGAGAACAACAGGGAAGTACCGCCAGTACCGGATGTCACAGACCGTGTACTTGAGCAAATGGTTTCTTTCTGGTCTATACCCTCAACATCAAATGATCCATACCCAGCAGCGGGTTGTATTACCAGAGAAAATGGTACTGTTATTGGCACTGGGGTTCTTATCTCACCAACCCATGTCTTGACTGCTGCTCATGTCGCAACAGCCGACGAGCAATTGATTTGGGAAGAATTTGACGGCGATACCATTCCTGTGTGTCGAATATTAATTCACCCAATCGCAGAAGACATCTCTGTGGATCATGATATCGCAATACTTGTATTGCAATCAGAATCGAATGAGGTTCCACATACAGATTTGTTTGGTGATGATCCTAAAGATACAGTTTCATCTTTCCAGTCATTGAAAATTGTCGGGTACTCGTTTAGTACTCGCAAAGTATCCGATGATGATGTATTTACATACTATGGAAGACTGATGAAAGAACCACACATTCTTTACATGCAACCCATCAACGCAAGCGTGTTTCACGGTGACTCTGGTGGTCCAGTCTATACCGAGGAAGGCGAACTAATCGGAATCGTTACGCACTTCAGGCTACTGACCAACGGAAAGATACTCGACAATGGGTGTGCCAGTATCGAGTACTACCGTAACTGGGTGCGGTCTATTGTTCCGCAGGCTCAGTGATCTTACTGTAGCACCAGTCCCAAACCCAATCCCACATCTCATCTTGTGTAGGTTCGCCTGTGGTTTTGTGTGCCTTGTTATATTCCTCGTGGATCTCTTCTTCGGTGTACACGAATTCTTCCTCATCGGAAAAAACACCGTGGTCGTATACACGATACCCAAACTCAGTAGGCCACTCGTCTACCCATTCGTGACGAATTGTACATTGGTTATTAAACATCTCCATGAGACGATGGACGAACGGATCAACATGGGTCCATGCGGACTCGATGTTTATCATCATTTCCCCCGGATCCAGACTCATGTCCTGAATACGCGCCCACTTAGCACCAATGTTTTCTTCCCACCACCCTCGGGTGTTCTCGGGATTCTCATAGAGAGTAGAAAGATCGGCCGACGCAAATTGATCGTCT